ATTTTATAGTTTGAGCTTTTATTGCTTCAAGTTGCTCTTTTAGGTATTGAGGCCTTTTAAATATTTGTAATATTGTTGTAATCATATCTTAACTCTTTTAGAGCACCCTAGAACCCTATCTAAGACGCTTTTATGTATTATTTGATATTCCATACGATTGTTTTTTAAAATTATAGATTTCATTCTTTATTTTTTAGACCATCCCTCTAATTCATAAATACCTGAAAATCCACAAGCACACTTTTTTGGTATGGTGCGAGTGTTATAAGAAAAAAATTCATCTTTATAAACACTAATATATCTCCTGCATTTTTTACACCTAACAAAAGCAATTCTTTTTCTACCTTCAATAACTTCAGAATAAGCTCCTTTGCACTTTATATAGTCTTTTGTTTTTAAAACAGTCAAATCAATAAGTCTTGCTTTACCAGATAAAATACTTTCAGTCATAATTTCATTCTCTTTATCCATCTCTTTTTTAGTTTTTGTAGACATCATCCCATTTATATTTACTTTTGCCCGACCTAACAATATGAAGCAAATTTTCCACTAATGGCTTACAGTCAAAATAGCTCAATATTTTTATCTGACAATTTTTTGCGATTTCCTTTCTTTTTTCTTCGTTCTTTAGATAAAATTTAATCTTTTCATCTAATTCCTCTATTGTTTCATACCAATCAATATCATAATAACGCGCAAATACCTCTTCTATGCCTGGAAAGTATTGTGGTAAATAAAAAGCACCACATGCAACATAATTACCTAATCTATCTGAAGAATATTTTTGACGATTAAAACTATTTGCACCAACTCCAATCTTTGTACCATTTATATAATAAAGATATTCGGGATCACCCAACCAATCATTTAAACCGCTCATCTTAACTTTGCAATAATCAATATTTTTTAGATGTTCAATAACTTGGTTCCTTAAAGAATTATCTCCAAAACCAATCCTTCCCGTCCATAAAACATCAGAATTATATCGTTTATTAACATTTAATGTTCTATAAAAATCTGAATCAGTAAAAGTAATAATAGAGGCGACTCCTTTCATTGATGGAAGCAAATGTTTTTTTAGATATTCTCCACCAAAGGTGCCAAAAAACCAATCAATATATTGATTATGCCCCATATCATGTTCAGTTGGCTCTTCTCTTACATCTGCTGCCCACTTAATAAAAATAGCGTCAGGTAAAACCTGGCGCAAAATGCTAATAGTTGATGGCAAAATCCTTTCAGCTTTTCCAAACCAAACAATATCTGGTTTTTCTTTCATAATTGTTGCAATTTTGATCAATTCATGATTTGCATTACTTATAGCTCGATAATCAAATCGTACAACCTCATATCCATTTTCTTCTAATCCTTTTGCAAACACTTGATCTCCACAATAAGGAGATGCTTGGTGTATTAAATTTGTATCAAATACACCAATATTCAGTGATTTTTTCATATTCTACCTGCTTTAAAAGCATTAAATTTTATTTAATCTATCTAAGGTAAATGTATGCAACTGCTCCAACTCCAGTTAATGTCGCATATATACCAGTCTGAAATTGTTGTCCATACAATACAGATTCAACAGAATAAGTAGTACCTGTTTGTACTCCACCCTTATCGCTACTGCCTCCATCCAAACTATCATTAAGAACTATTCTTGATGCTGCAGAAACTGGGACAAGATTGATTCCTTCAACTTGAGCTTGTCCAGTATGTACTAAGCCTGTACCTGTCACTTTAATTACTTGCATATTATTTTTTTATTTGTTTTAAAAAAGTATCTTTATTAACTACTTCTGGATCACCTATATGACCCATTGCAACCTTTGGATCTACAAAAATTTTAAATCCAGCTTTCTTTGCTTTTATACAAAAATCAAAATCAACTGACCAATGGATACCTTTCTTATCATAGAAAGTCTCGAACCAAGGAAATTTAAGTTTTTTAAGGACGTCTAATTTTATTAAGATTCCACCAGTCCCTACTATATCTACTTCTTGAAATACCTCTGGAAGGATCGGATAATATTGGTCATCTTTTCTATTCAATCTATAAACACAAGGTTGATAATCTGATCTTCGTTTAAAAGCTAAAGCGCCAACAATATCAACGTCATGCTCTAATAATTTTAATGCAAGATCTGATTCAAAAGTCATATCGTCATCAACCATCAATAAATGAGTATAACTCGGATCTTTTAATGTTTCTTGGATTAAATTATTTCTAGCAGTATCAATCATCGCTCTAACCATCCAAATTACCCTTGTTTCCGGTGTCAATTCTAATGCCATTAAACTACTAGCAAACCGCCAATCTACATTACCAAATGACGGTATACCTATGACGAGCTTATTCATATTTAAAAACTTGCACCTTTTAATTTACCCTCAAGCTCTTTCCACTTGCTCGAGCATTTTCGGAAAGAGTTTAATGCTCGAACAAGACTTGAAGGATTATCACCGTTGAGTGATAGAGTCAGATTCACTCCATCAGGTTTTTAAACCCGAAAAGTTTATTACTTTACGTAACTATAGAAGCGTAGCCTGTTCTCCAATCTCCCCACAAAATTTCTCCTCTCCAATCTACACCAAAGTAAAGTTTCTTTCTCATGAATGAAGATTCTGTACCTTGTGTTAGACTAGTGAATCGTGGATCTTGTCGAAGCTGGAGAATAAGAGGTTTTACAACACGGTCAGTATCGAAAACGTACCAGTTATTAGTATCAGTCAAATAATCGTTTATCAACAGATTAAGGGAACCCTTTAAGACATTAACAGCTAATTTATTAGTAGTAGTACCTTCTTCTGGGTAAAACTGAGAGTTCAATAGTTCTTTTGCTTCCCATTCTAAATCTGCTGGTACTGTTAATAGATTAGGTTTGACGTGTGCAGGTTTGCCCTTATCGTTTTTGAATTTTCTCATTGCTGTAATTGCAGCTTGAAGTGCAGTCGCTGATAATGCTGTAGAACCACGGTTTGATTGTGTACCAGAAGAACCTTCTGAATGGTCTGTAGCGAAGAATGCTTTGCCATCATAACAGGATATTGTTACTCCTTCATAAATTGTTCCAGATGTACCAGTAGTACTAGTGCCTTGCCCAACAAGAGTAAAACCCAATTCATCGAAGAATCGAGCTGCCTCTGTAGCAAGTTCTCTAACTCTGACATTGATCTGGCCGTATTGGTCGTCTTCAATAGCGTTTCGGTCAACAGCAATTGAAGCTTCCCAATCACGATTAGCAATTGTGAAGTTATGTTCTAACAAACCCTGAGGAATTCTTTCATCATTCCATTCGTGCATTTTAGGTACCCCACCTAACCAAGGATAGGTTTCAGATGATTTTGTAGAGGTTATAACAGTCGCCAATTTTTCATAATCCTTCGCAGCAGTTTCATACGCTTTCATAAATTCTGTCCTCATCCCAGCAAGTAATAACTTTGGAATATCGCTTTTTGTAATCATTTATTTATCTAGCTATTTGGTTAATCCTCAACTTAATTGTAGAAGAATCGACGATGCCTACACAATAACCCGCTGAGACTGAATTTGTAGAAGAAGTGCCAACTGTTTGATCATCATGAATATACATTAAAACTCCCAAGTCAGTTTGGACTGCAGTAGCTTTTGTAAACTGAAATGCACCTGTTTTATAAACACGTACTGAAGTATCTCCATCAGAGGTACCACCAGTAGCAGACTCAACTGCAACTCCTAAAAGTACATATCCAGAACCATCAGCACCTGCTTCGGCGTATCCTGTGTCTTTATCAACTACAAGAGCTCCTTTGTAAATCACTGCACTAGCTTTTACTAAAACTGAAATAATTTCTCCATCTTGTCGCTTTGCTTCGTAATTTTCAGATAATGCGGTCACGTTATTTATTTTTGTTATTATTTATAGACGTTAAAAGATAGTTGATTCGTCTTCCTTTTCTTTTTCTTTCAATTCCCGGGTGTACTTCCAAGATTCCTCTATGCCATCTTCAGAAAGGCCCATCTTACCAAAAAAAGCTTTTACTTCCTCTGGTATTGCTCCTTCGTCTTCTTTTATTTTTTTATCCTTTTCTCCTTTATCATCACCCTGTGCTCCATTTTCTTCAAAATCTATCATTTTTGGTTGTCCTTCCATGAATTGTTCAATTAACTTTGTAACACCGACCTTATCGTCACCAAGTTCTAGAACTTTTCCTGAACGGTAAAGCTTAATAAAAGCTTCCTTTTGGGCTGGTATAATTTTACCAGCTTTGAGGTACCCTTCGTAAGCTTTTTCGACGTCGGCAAGGTCAACTTCCTCCGGCGCACTTTGTCCACCTAGATCTTCACCAGAACTATCACCAGACTTATCCTCTGGTTTTTCTTCTGGTACATCTAAGTCCAAATCCTTTTTTACTTTTATCTTACAGATCTTTGCAGCTTCTACCATACTTTTTCCAGCTTTCATCTCTTTTCCTATGCAATCTGTATAAGCACTTTTAGCTATTTCATCAAGTTCTTTATTAGTAAAAGCTTTGCAAACCATAACACCGTCTTCATCTACATATTTGCCTTTTTTGCCATCTTCAGTTGTACAAGCATCTCCTTCCTCCTTTTCAATTTTAATTTCTTTTTTCTTCATTAAATCGGCAAATATTTCATTAACCTTGTCTTCTGTGATTGCTTTTTCTTCAATACTTTTCATAGTTTCTCTAATTGAGTTATATAAACTGTTTAAATTAGGCTTTTCATCTTCTAATTGAATGATTGGCCTACTAGAAAATTCATCAGCTAATGGTATAAAGCTTCCCATACCTTTGATGTATGGCTCAGAAACTAAAGCTGCATGAAGAAGAGTAGGTCCTGCAAACTTATTTGATTTTTTAATCCTATAGTTAGGATCAAGACTCGCTGATATGCATTTAATCAAACCTTTCTTAATTTTTTCTGCTACTGTTTCGTCTTTAATTTCAATAACTGCATCAAGTCCTTCGTCAGTCTTTTCCAATTTAACAATTTCACCAGCGTTCTTCAAAGGATCGTTGGTATGAGTAAGTGGTACATATACATTTTCAATCGTCTTTTTCTTATAATTCTTGATTATATTATCAATTGTATCCATAGTAATATCAAGAACTCCACCATCTGCTTCCCAATGAAACCATTTACCAAGTTTTAAAATCTGCTTTCTGAATTTATTAGTAGAACCTTCCTCTAATGTCATTACGTCTTCTGAACTTAATTGAAAGACTGGTCTATCTTCAGCTTCATCAGAGAAGTCAAAATTTTTATCTTCTTGAACGTCATCCCCATCTTCTTCAGAAGAATCTTTCTTTTTATTTAAAAGAGTAATAGCATTTTCAATAGTTTCTCTATCTTCAGCAGTTGATTTTCCAGCAATTTCTTGCAATTTCACAACTAAACCTTCAAAAACTTCATTTTGTTCTTCTATTTCTTTGACGATTTCTGAAACACCTTTTCTTAAGACATCGTCTCCTTTTTCTTTTAAGAGTTTATTTAATTTTTGTATTAACATGTTTTTATTAGAGCTTTCTTGGGTCTTTAAAGATTTAGCTATATAATAGCAAATCGTTTCCGCTTCTGCATTAGCAGGCACAGAAACTAGTGAGACTTCAAAAAGCTCGATATCATTAACTTGTGTTAGTTGACTAGGGTCCGAACCTTGTTCTGTCATCGGACCAGTCACTCGACCTTTAATTGAAAACTTACTGATGACACCCTCTTTAACCTTGTCCCATATATCATCTTCAGCTTTCGATAACACGACTTTTATAAAAAGACCAATATCATCTACAGAAGTTTCAACCACCTTACCTATAGGTCTGTCTGTATCGTGGTTAAATAAAACTGTAGAATATTTCAATAAATCATCTTTAGCTTCTTCTAGTGCAGTCCTCGTAATCTGCATATTGTCTGTATCCGGATCAAAAGTTGAAGCATATCCGCATACAACTCTATCACCTGTTTTAGTCGAGGATAAAGCTTTGACTATATCAATTTCAAATTGTATATCTTTTTTCATACTCCTTTTTATTTATTTGTTATGTTTTAATTATACTAATCGATTTTGATGTTGTAAAATATCATTCTATTGAGTTTGACCCGCACGAATATCTTCAACCAATCGACGTTGCCTTTGCATTTTTTTAAGACTTTTTAAAAGAGCACTATCTATATCAATTTCATCCTCTTCTCCCTCTAATACTTTAGCAAAATCTATTAACTCCCTCATGTGTGCGCCTGAAAAATCTTTTGTACCTTTTATAATATTTTCTATTGTTTCTTCTTTAATAGTGCCGATTACCCATTTTAAAATCATCTCTCTTCTCTTTTCTTCTGATGGCAATACAAAATCAAGAACATCATGAAAACGACCTGGTCTA